TTCAAGCGCAACCGCACCGTAGTCATATACGAGAACTGCCGCACAGGAACAGAGTTTGAGATGCGTGTGGACAACTTCAACGACCGCTTTAGTGAGGGGGTGAGAATGATAAATGTTAGAGGCAGCAGTAGTTGATGCACCACAAATCAACGCGAGCAGCGGCGATGGTACTGTGTGGATCGAGGCGCTACCGGCGAGGATTTACCACACACCGCAGTACGGGCCTGTGGCGGTCAGCCCCGAAAATCTGCGGAACATGGTCGCGAATTTCGAGTCCAACGTGCGTGGGCAGGATGTGGCCATGAACTTCGATCATGGCATGGATAGATCGAAGGGTAATCAGGCGAGTGGCTGGTTCCGTAAGCTGGAGATTCGACCAAGCTCTAGTGACCCCGCATTGCAGAGTCTCTACATCCTGGCTGAGTTGACCGATGAGGCCAAGGCAGAGGTCAAGGCGAAGAAGTGGCAGTATTTCAGCCTTGAGTGGGACGATGACTGGATGGACAACCAGGGCAACATGCACAAGGATGTCGTGATTGGCGGTGCTCTCACGAATAAGCCCATTGCCAAGAACGTCATGCCCATCAACTTCAGTGAAGCCCTGTGGGAAGCACTGGACTACGAGACGAAGAAGACGTTTGCTGTGTGGTCAACGGCATTTGTGAATGACCTGCCTGACTCGTCGTTTCTGTACATCACTCCAGGTGGCAAGAAGGACGGTGAAGGCAAGACAGTTCCCAGGTCATTGAGGCATCTGCCCTATAAAGGTCCCGGTGGCAAGATCGATCTACCGCACCTGAGGAACGCAATTGCTCGTATTCCTCAGATGAAGGGACTGAGCGAGTCGCTCAAGTCTTCTCTGCAAAGCAAGGCACGCAGGCTATTGTCTGCAAACTCCAAGTCACTGAGTGAGGAAGTCAGGGGTGCGATGGAGTTGCTGACTGTAGAGGGCTTTGATGTGTTGGATGAGTCGAAGGAATGGGAGCACAGTGAACCCGGTACCGGATCACCGCCTCAGCCTCGCACAGACGAAGACGGCTCAGATGACATCGCAATCCAGCAAGGGTGGCGTGTGGAAACACCCGCTATCGAGAGGCCAGAAACACCTAAGACAAGCGATGAGGTGAAGGGAGGTAACGGTAAATTGACGCCTGAGCAGGAGAGTGAGCTAAGGAAGGCACTTGGGATCGCAGACGATGGTGACATCGTGGAGGCTGTAAAGTTGCAGTCTGGTGAGATCACCGAGTTGCGTCGCAATGCTGATGCGATCACCCAGGAGAAGAAGTTCGCAGAGGACTACCCTGCCTACTGGGGTGAGCATCAGAAGCTCATGACACGTGACCGCGAGAACTCGGCACGGCAGTTCAGTGAGTCTGTGTCGCGTGTCCGCAAGGCCGAGGGCTTTGGTCTGCGTGAGACAGCTAAGGGACTGAGCGTAATGTCTTTGCAGAAGATCAAGGATCTGCACTTGCATTTCGCAGAGGGCACAGCAACACAGGAAGAGTTCGAGGAGTGCATCAAGACCATCGTCAACGGTGGAATCGTGGAGTTTGGTGAGGTTGGATCGTCGTCAGTGGATGACATCCCGCTCATCGACACAAGCTCTGCGAATGGCATCGTTGCCGCACGCAAGATGTTCGCAGAAGTCATCCAGAAGATGCAGTTGGAGAATCCCGAGTGGGAGTACACCAAGTGCATGAGCGAGGCTGCCAAGAAGCACCCGGATCTGGCAGAGGCATACTCCGTTCCCATCGCTGGTTAGGAGGTGATAACACATGGCAACTGGTAACTTCGTATTGGACAAGGGCTACCGCGCTGCGGCTGCTCTTACCAAGTTTCGTGCGGTGAAGTTCTCTGCCGCCGAGACTGTCACACCTGTCACAGCAATCACAGACCAGATCGCTGGCATCGCACAGTTCGGTGTCACGGCTGGTGAGATTGCCAAGGGCAAGGGTAGTCTGACTCGCACGATGGGTCAGTCGGAGATGGAAGCCGCGTCTGCCATCGCTGTTGGGGCTTCTGTCTGCATCAACGCAAGTGGTCAGGCCACGGCCGCTGCTACTGGTGCCCGTGTGATCGGTGTTTGTGTTGGACATCCCGCGTCCGTTGCTGGCGATCGTATCACTGTTCGTCTGGCTGTTGGCGGAGCACTGTCGCCCTAATCAATTGAGGAGGTGAGCAACTAGATGTACGATCCCGGCACTCTCTACTCCGATCCTATTCTAACCAACTTCTCTGTTGGTTACAAGGATCAGGCGTTGTACGGGGATAGGATCTTCCCCGTCACCCCGGTGAATACACAGTCAGGCCGCTATCGCGTGTTTGACAGGTCGAACTGGCTGATCTTCGAGTCGGCACGTGAGCCTGGTGCTGTGGCGAACGAGATCCTCGGTGCAAAATGGAGCGAGGACACGTTCTACACACGCGAGCGATCACTACAGGTCCCGATCTACGATGAAGAGCGGCAGCAGCTCACATCACAGGGCGGACTCGCAAATGCCACGTTCGGTGGCGCGCTTCAACTCAACCCGGAAGTGGACGCAACAGCCCTGGCCACACGCTCAATTCTGTTGGACCAAGAATTGAAGGTGTCCACTCTCACACGTGATCCAGCGCAGTATGCAGCAAGCAACAAGGTGACGCTGACTGGTGCGCAGCAGTGGAATGACTACACGGGTGGCACTGCGTCTACGTCCAACCCCGTGAACGACATCATGGTGGGAATGCGTGCTGTGTATGCAGGTACGGGTCGCTATCCCAACACGCTTGTCATTCCTGCCCTGGGAATGTCCTACATCACCAACCATCCGCGTGTGGTGGATCGCTTCAAGAACTTCGCACTCACGGCGGACAACGCATTCAACACGTTGACTGGGTTCCAAGGCACAGTCCTGCTAGTGGACTCCGTGTACAACACAGCCAACAACATCGATGCCACCGTCACCGTCGCGTCCTTCTGGGGCAAGGACGTGTGGCTGGGTATTGTCGATCCTGGGCTGGGCCTCAATCAGTTCACGTTCGGCAAGACCTTCGCACAGACGTACCCCGACGGTTCCACACGTCCTGTGGATCGTTGGCGTGAGGAGCCTCGCAAGGCTGACATCGTTCGTGTGTCGTTCAAGTACGATCTGAAGGTCGTGTCTGCGCTTGCTGGTTATCTCATCACCACAGCGTTCGCCCCGACTGCCTTCTAGGAGAGAGGAAGGAGGTAAACTTAATGGCTGGCAAGTACTATGCATGGTCGAACTTCGACATCGAAAGGAACGAGTGGGGCCAGACTGTCAACGTGATTCACGTTGGTGACGAGATCAGTCAGAGCCAACTCAACATCAGCACTGAGGAGTGGGACGAACTGGTCGCGTCTGGTGCTGTTCGTGAGGAAGAGTATCCCGATGTGCCCTCTGATGTCTCTCCTGCCGAGTACGAGCGCAATCAGGCGGCAGTGCAGTCCGCAGTTGAGGAACTCGAACTGAGCGCAGCAACCGCAGGTAAGACGATGGAAGAGATTGCCGCTGCCGACGCAGAGGCCGCGCCTGCTGAGGCTGCATCAACAACCAGCACGAAGAGCAGTTCAAGCAGCAAGTCTAGTGGCTAGTAAGGCCAAGGGCAGGATTGTACATCTGCACCCAGGCCGTGTGAGACATCCGAATCGCGGTGCCATCCAACTGCAAGTGAGCAGGGGTAAGACGGTGAAATAATGGCGTTGGTGAGCTTCAAGGACTTCGAACTGGAACCACGGTTCGATGGTACTCAGTGGACTGAACTGAGAATCCACGAATCCTCAGCCCAGGCGGGGCCGTGGACTCTGGTTGATACTCAGTCAATCGCACATACTACTGATCCGTCTGATCCTGAGCCTATCAACTTCACCACAGATAACGCAACACTCGCCCCTGGTGTTGGTTGGTACAAAATCGAGATTCGTGACGCTGCTGGCGTAGGTCGCGAGTACGATCCCATCTTCAATCCGTCGTTGGATGACGTGGAGATCCTTGCGTCTACCGATGACGTGAATGGGAATCTCGACGGTGAGGTGATCGAGGCAACAGCAGACAATACAGTACTCATCCAACTGAGTGTGGCTCGCGTGATCCGTGGTTATCTCGCAGCACTGGTGCCCACTACAACGTTGATGTCTTGGAGTGAGCCGGAACTCACGCCAGACATTGTGCGTGAGATTGCAGCCAAGCTCATCGCTGCTCAGTTGTACTTCGTGATGGCTGCACGTCAGTCGTTCCAGATCGATGACAACAACTACGGACAGAGGT